TTAATTAAACATTTCATTTAGGCATTCAACTTCTTTAGCTTTAATATCTCCAAGTACATGAGTATATATTTCAGTGGTTTTTATGGAGCTGTGACCTAAGAGTCTACTCACAGTTAATATTGAAGTACCATTTTCAAATAACTTAGTTGCATAGGTATGTCTAAGACAGTGGAAGTTCTTATACTCAACACCAGCAGCTTTTAAAGCTCTTTCCCAAGACCTTCTAAGGTTTTTATCATCCATATGAGTGCCAGTTGCTGAAGGGAATAAAAGATTGTTTTCAGTATAAGCCATACCAAGTTTTAATCGTTCCTCTTTTAACAATAAATCTAATTTCTTTAATTCATTTTGTAAGACTTCTGGTAATGGGATCTCTCTATTAGAGGTTTTAGTCTTTGGTTTAGTGGTTTTTAATTCATATTGAGATGTACCATCATCATTGAATACTTTTACCTTTCTTATAATCTTGTTAATCCTTGCAAATCCGTCTTGTATATCGTCTTTCTCTAATGCCAATATTTCTCCTTGCCTTGCACCAGTAAGAAGAGCAAATAGAACTATATATTTTAATTTAGTATGACCTAAGTAATCCGTAATCTTATTTACTTCTTCCACGGTGAAAGTCTCTATCTTTTTATCCAGGTCATCATCTATATATTCCTCATTCTCTTTAGGTAACTTTAGACCCTTTACAGGATTCTTTACTACATAACCCTCAGTTTCAGCATAAGAGAAGAATTTTTTAAGTAGTTTATTTAAGTTGGTGATAACCGAATAGCTTTTACCATTTTCTAGTAATTCATTATAATATTTCTGTATTGGTAATTTCTTAATATCTGCCATGATAAGTCTACCAAGTGATGACCCTTCAACATAATTTCTATAAATGGATTCGTATCTTTCAAAACTAGATGATTTAAGGCCTGAATATCTTTCTATATCCCATAACCATGAGTACATAGCCCTTTCTAAAGAGTAAGATGCTAAATCTGGGTTTATTCCACTTTCTAGAGCTTTTATATATTCCGATTTTTTAGCTTCTGCCTCTCCTTTGCTTTTACCATAAAATTGCTTAATAATTGGTTTCCCTTTACTATCATAACCTATAGTAAGTTTGGTCCTATAATAATCATATTCTCCAATACTGGTGTTAGTCTTAGGTTTTCTTGCCATTGTCATTCCTCCTTCTTAAATTCTTTATTTTCCGTACCTTTTATAATATTTAGCCATTCTATCAGTACAAGTTTTTGAACAAAACTTTTGCTTTCCGTTATCCCAATAAAACTTATTGCATATCTTTGAATCCTTTTTGTAATAGGCTTTACATTCCTTTAAAATTTTTTTATTACCTATATTCCAAGCTAATGCAGAGTAAGCATAATCAAGTAAAGAATTTACAGGGATAGCGAAAGTAGGCTTTCCAAGGTTATTTACAACGACTAATTTTGTACTATTGTATTTTTCAATCCATCGTAACTCATTTTGCCAAAGCATGGAGATGAGATCTTTATCCCCAATGCTATTAGGCTGAATAAAAACCTCTCTATCCCAGATATCTGTAGCTTCATGAAAATTGTTAGAGATTACTCGACAAACATCTTGAAAGTTTGATATGGCTTCTTTAAAGTGCGTTAAAGGCTCATAATATTCTTTAAAGAAAGGATTATTAGGATTGCCATCTAGCATACTTTCGATTTTCCAATCCTCATCAATTCCATATGTTTTAGAATGTGTGGGATATGGATATCCCGAATCCGCATTGAAAAATTTTTTATAATAACTGGCCAATCCTAATAATCCGTATTTATTTACAAATTCTAAAACGTTGCCATCATCTGATAAATCCAGATTTGCGGCATTAATTATTACCCGTTCAATATCAGGAGTATAAAATTCTATTTTTTTAGGGCTAATAACTGACAAGTTTTCGATTTTATCAATCTTGCAATTACCCTTATACCACTTGAATTTACTTGAATGCAACCTATTTTCGGGGAAAAAAATTATTTTATTTAATGGTTTATTAGTCATATAATTCACTCCTTAAAGTATTGAAAAATAGAGTTTTCTTTCAAAATGTCAGTTATTAAGCGATTTGTATAACTGACTTATTTGTATTATCATTATATCAAACAACAACATTAATGACAATATTAAAACAAAATAAGGAGTGAAAAACAATGAAAAAAAACTTAGATGTGAGAAAAGCGATTGAAGATTCCAATATAAAATATTGGCAAGTAGCTGAGCGATTAGGAATTCAAGACGGGAATTTTTCTCGTAGACTCAGGAGAGAGCTTCCACGAAGCGAAAAAGAGAGAATATTCAAAGCTATTGAAGAAGTAAAAACTCAAAATAACTCAAAGGAGGTATAGGAATGGAAAAGGCTAATACACAAAAACAATTATTAAGCCCAAAGGAATTATCTGGGTTATCAGGATTAGGAATAAATACCATATATGGTTTAATTAGAAGTGATAATACATTCCCAGTTGTAACCATTGGAACTCACAAGAAAATTCACGCTAAACTATTTAGTGAATGGCTGGAAAAAGCAGTTTTAGAAGGTAGAAGTTTATAGGCAGGTGAGAATATGAAATATGAATATTATAAATCAATGCTAAATAAAGAAGAGTTTATAATAGCCAAGGAGCTTGCTGCATTATACGATGATATGACTCATAATCCAATAGTAGTAAATAATTCAGATATAGATAGACTTTATGCTTCAAAAGATAAGAACGAATATATCCATCACATGGCTAGGGAAATAAATAAAAGAAAATGGCGTAAAAAAAGAAGGTGGTGAAATGAGCAGTCCTCAACTTGAGAATGGATTTACTAGAATAGCAAATGAAATACTTGAGGCCATGGCAAGAGTAAAACTTTCACCCACACAATATAGAATTATCTTTACAGTATGGAGATACACTTATGGATTTCAAAGAAAATCACATCAGTTGTCACTTACTTTTTTAACAGAAGCAACCGGATGTGATTTTAGACTTATACAGAGAGAAGTTAAAAAATTAATTGATATGAAAATTTTGTTATCAAACCAAACCAAAGGGAAAACAAGAGAAATTGGATTTAATAAAGATCTAAAAGATTGGCGGATAGATATTGTCCAAAACACCATTGGCGAAATAGACAATGGCAATTTAGACAACGGTGAAACAGACAATATTGCTATTGGTGAAACAGACAATATTGCTATTGGCGAAATAGACAATGAAACTATTGGCGAAATGGACAACCAAGAAAGAAAGAAAGAAAAATCTAAAGAAACAGTAAATGATTATAAATCTATTTTCGACTTTTACTTTACACTTAATCTGATAAAGCACAGATCCTACACAAATGATATGGCTAAAGCAATTAAAAAGGCAATAAAAGACAATGGGTATGACATTAAGTATTGCAAGGAATTGTTAAGAAGACATGCAATAGTAGTTGAAAAGACTAAAAGTTCACAGTACCCAGTAAAATCAAGAGGGTTTGCAGAATTTTTCGGACAAAAGGTATATGGAGGAACTCATCTTATTTGTAGTGAATATGAGGAAGGTGGTAAATATTATGAACAATATTTTCAAAATGAAAAAGAAGATTCGCGAATAGGTATACCTCCAAGTGAAAGTATTCTAGGTGAAAGAGAGGAGCCTTGGATGTAATGGATGCACAAGAACTAAAGCAAGAATTGGGAAACGGAGCAAAAGATATAATATTGCAAGGTTTAGGATTAAGAGAAAATAGAGAAAAGAAAATATCTTGCCCATTACACAAAGAGAAAACCCCTAGTATGAGCTGGTATGATAAAGGGTTTATGTGGAAATGTTTTGGGTGTGGTGGACAAATTGATGTTTACAGATACTATGTGGAATTTGAACACATGACCTTTATAGAAGCAATGGATAAGGTAAGAGAATTATTAGGAAAGCCAGTGGAATTATTAAAAACAAATAAACAAGAATTTGTACTCCCTAATATAAAAGTTAAAGAATTGCAACAACCTTTTATTGACTATATGGCCAAAAGGAAAATAACTAAAGAAACATTAGATTATTGGAGAGTTAAACAACATATATGGGAAATTAACGACAAGAAGAGTGGCAAGGTAATTAAGAAATCAGAAGTTTATTCATTTCAATACTTTGATGATAAAGGTGACCTCATATACGTATCTTATAGGGGATTAGGTAAGGATGGGATAAAAGGTGGATGTGAACCTAATACAAAATCAATCCTTTGGGGAATGTGGCATATAGATAAGACCAAACCATTAGTTATTACTGAAGGGCAACCAGATGCAATGGCGGTCTGGCAAAGTGGATATAAGAATGTAGTATCCGTACCTGGTGGTTCAAGTAACTTAAAATGGATAGATCATTGTTGGGAATGGTTGCAAGATATACCCGAATTTATAATATTTGCTGATAATGATGCTCCTGGAATTGAAATGGCAAATAACATTAAGAGAAAATTGCACAATGTAAAAATAATACAGGCAGACAGAAAAGATGCAAATGAAGTCCTATATTTTGATGGACCTGAAAAGATAAAAGAATTAATAAAGCAAGCGTTAAATCAAATGCCCTTAGGTTTAATAGATTTAGCAGATTTAGAGTATGAATCTGCTATAAAGGTTCAAGGGGACACAATAGAAACTGGGTTTTATGAATATGACAGCCATATAGAAGATTGGAAAATGGAAGAATTGACAGTAATCTTTGGGAGAAATGGAGAAGGAAAAACAACATTCATAAGCCAAATTATTAGCCATTGTATAGAAAAAGGTGTAAAAACCTTCTTATACAGTGGGGAAATGTCAGATATAAAGATACAAGACTGGTTATATAGGCAGATGATAGGCAATAAAAAGGAGTATTTGAGAACTATAGTCACCAAATATCGAGATAAAGTTGAGCCTAAGCCAGAGGTAATAAAAAAGATTAAAGAATGGCATAAAGGTAAGCTGTTTCTTTATGATAGAAACGAACAAGAGATTACAGGTAATCTAGACAAATTCTTTGAGGTTATGGAATTAGCAGCCAAAAGATATGGAGTTAAATTATTCGTAATAGATAACTTAATGGCAATCTTAGAAGAAAACGCAGATAGTTTATTTTCAGATCAAGCAAATTTCATTCAGCGATGTAAAAATTTTGTTATAAATAATAAAGTTCACTGTGTACTATTAGCTCATCCAAATAAAGAAAAAAGAGAGATTGTAGAGGGCCAAACAGGTAATTTAGAAAAGACCGATATTTCAGGTAGTAACAATATACCAAACAAGGCGGATAACATAATAGCAGTTGAAAGAGTATGGGGAGATAACAGGGAATGTGATGCTATTGTAACTAGTTTAAAGGATAGAGAAACAGGTCAAAGAAAACAAATGAAGTTTTTCTTCAGTCCGAATACATTAAGGTTTTATAACAGTGTAACTAGCGAATCTAAGGTGTATGGATGGGAAAAAATAATGTCTGAAATAGCTTATAAAGAACAAATCATTGAAGGGTTCAGCCCAACGGCTGAAAGGGCACCTTGGGATTAAAGGAGGGAGCTTAATGACCAAGGAAGAGTACAACGAGCTATTAAAAAGATTTCATAAAGCCGAGGAGTGGTATAACTCTAATCCGCCTATGGAACAGCAAGAGAAATACTTAGGGGATTATGTAGAGTTGCTAAAGCGATTAAATATAGGGGTTATAGAATTAAAGCCAAACGAAAGTGAAATCTTAGGAGGATTCAAGAATTAACATAAGGATAAGTTAAACTATAAAATAAATCATTTTCAATAAGTTTATTGATAAAAACATTTCATGTAACATTATGCGTAACACGTTAAAGGATTAGCTTAAATAAAGCTATATACTCTTATACGGTATATAATGTAGGAAAAATTTTTCTCACCATAAATATTATTCTCTCTCTATATATAAAGGTTTATTATCGAGCGGGGATACTGTATTATGTAAATCATTTTAGCTATACCAACTATAAACAATCACCACATTATGTAAATAGATATTAAATAAGAGAGGAGTTGATAGAATGAACTATAGCATCTGGGTAAAACCATATATGCCATCCGAAGAAGAAATAGAATCAGGAGCACTTTACGTTCCCCAAGCACATATAGAAGATACAAGGCTAATCTATTTAGATAGACAGATATATTTATATCTATGTACTAAGGAGCAATTGGACAAGAGAAAGTACGAAAGTGTTGAAGAGATAATTGAAGATATAAAGACAAATCCTGATGAAGATGAAAAGGCTTTAGATGATAACGGGAAAATCCATTGATGATATGACTGTTAAGGATTGGGAGAGTCTGCCAATATCTGTATTGACCTATGAAGATGTAGAAAATAGCTTAAACAGATTGAAACAATTTGGATATCTAAAAATACCATAAGTAATGATTATAAACATTTCATGTAACAAATAATTAATAATGACCTTTTTAGGTGCATTTGCAATGTTAAATTGAACCTTTTAGGTCACACGAAAGGAAGGAATTAATGTGTCGAATAAAAGCTTATTAGAGAAACATATTTTATATATCAATGCATTTCAGAGGATGGCACAAGAGTACTGTAGCAATCCAGGGCATAAAACAAATGGATTTGCTAAAAAGGCAGCATTATATGGTGTAAAAATAGCTAATAGCAGGTCTATGCCTTCAACATTAGATGAAGCTCAGTTAGAAAAAGATTTTGAGTTTTTTGATTCAATACAATCAATAATTGCTATGCTTACTCCTAGAGAATTTATGCATGTGTTTCCGATTGATAAAGATTATGGGAATTCACCAGATGTGAAGGATTATTTTCATACTAAAAGGTACTTTGATACCATAAATTTGGACGAACCTATAGGTGCTAAGATAATTGATTTTCTTTTTAATTATCATAATAGAGAAATATTCAATTTTATAATGAATAGCATGGAAAATCTAGCTGAACAAGTGCATGAAGTTGCTACCTACACTCACTATAAAATGAATAGTGGATATGAGTACCTATTAAGCAATGCCACGAAAGAAATCATAAAAGTTAAGTCTAAGATATCCTAAAAATAAATATATGAACATAAAAAAAGAAGCAGCTCAAGCCACTCTTACTACTACCCATAATACTATTATAGTAGGGGAGTGGTATAAATGCAAATTATTAGGTATTATGAGATGGAAAAATTGCTAGGCTCATACAGGGATATAGAAGGTGCTATTGAATGCATAAAGCATGAGCTATGTGAATTAGAAAGGGGGATTGATGATACTGATGTAGATGATTTTATTGAAAGCTTAGCATTAAAGCGTGTAGCTTTTGATGGCGTGAAGGTGCGTGTAGAAGGCCATATTAGTGATAAAACAGCAAGTACAGCTTTGAACTATCGTAAGAAATTAGAACAAGAGAATAACCAATTATTATATAAGTTACGGGAAGAATTATTTATACTTCAGATGGTCCTAGACAAAATTAACATAGGATTTCGAGCCTTACCAGGTGAAGCTAGAGAGGTGATTATGTATAAATATTTTGAGGATTTGACTTGGGGTGATATTGAACACAAGTTATATATAACTAAGCACAGAGGTACCAATATAAGAAAAAAAGGTATAGAGAGATTGTGTGCTATATGCAGGATTACCATAAAGCAATATGAAGAAATAATGAAACTATTGAAATTACAGTAGAGAGAAAGGAATGATAAATGTGAAATTAAATTTTGATAATCAATTTACTGATCTTGAAGGATGTCCACTTAATGCTAAAATGGATGATACACTTGCAAATATACTAGCATTATCATCAGAAGGAGATCCTCAGAAGATGATTTCGTGGGCCATGAGTTTAATTAATTATGGAGAAATAGACGTTGATAAGAAAGAAATAATGTACTTAAAGGAATTTGTTATAAGGAATTCCTTACTAAGCAATTTAGCAAAGGACCAACTAATAGATAAACTTGATAAAGGACTTAATGGTATAGAATAGGATAAAATGGCGTAATAAATGGATTTAAAGAGGTGATTTTATGCAAATACCTAAAAACATACAAATAAAAGCAAATGGCAAAACTACCGCTCATATATCCCCTAAAGCTGATGGGCTTAAAGATTCCTATATAGACACAAGACTTAACGGAGAATCTACGCTCGAGTTCCTCCTTCCTGCTACTTCTGAAAAGATTGCAGAACTAACTCCTGAATGTGAAATATGGGCTGATGGTAGAGTTTACATTCTTAGAAAAGATGAAGCTATAGACACTGTTAGAGATGATAAAAATGCACTCTGGACTAAGATTATGGCTGTTGAAAAATGGTACGAACTAGATACAAGTTATGTTGAGCCTTCTATATCTAACGATGCCACTGCCCGTCCTCCTGCCGACCTTGCAGTAATTATTGTTGGTGGTGGAAGTAATCTAACTGGTGGTAGATATGCTACTGGTACTGCTGGCCATGCTCTATATGCTATCTTACAAGATTCTGGCTGGACTTTAGGTACTGTTGATGTAACTGGTATTCGTGATTTAGAAGCTGAAAAAGTTAGCAGGCTTGAATTAATTAAAATGATTCAAGACATTTGGGGTGGCTATCTTGTATTCGATAGTATCAATAAGATTATTCACTTAAGGGATGCTGGAAAATGGCAAACTTATAATGGATTCCAAGTTAGGTATAGAAAAAACTTAAAACATATTACTAGAACTCAATCCAATAAGATTGTTACTAAACTTTATCCCTTCGGCCATGATGATTTAGATATTGCTATAGTGAATGGTGGTAAAAAGTATATTACTAACAATAGCTATACTCTTAGTGTGCTTACTGGCGTTTATAAAAATCAAGATATTTATGACCAACAAGAATTGTTGGAAAAGGCTAGGGCCGAATTAGAATTAATTTGTAGGCCTAGATATTTATATAAAGTAAAGTTAGTTGATGTTCGTGTTCTTCCTGAATATGAACATGAAGATTTTTCTTTAGGTGATATGGCTGATATAATTGACCCTGATATTGCTCCTGATAGTCCACGGCCAAGAATTATTAGGCATAAATATAATTTGTTCCAACCTTGGCAATGTGAATTAGATATAGGCGACCCAGAGGAAAGATTAATTGAACAACTAAAAGCATCTTTTGGAACTACTCAATTTATTGATGGCAAGTTTAATGGTAATGGTAAGCTTAGTGGGCATAGTTTGGAATATGACAGTATTAGTGCTGACAAGATAAAAGTTAATGAATTGGTGGTCGGCGATAATATTAGGATGGGTCCTAATGCTTACATCAGCTGGGGTAATGTCACCAATCAACCTAACATTGGTCAAGTGGCTCTAGATAAAATCAAAGCTACTTATATCGATTCGAATGGTGTTTGGACTCCTAATATATATGCGACTAATATTAGTACTTTATATGGCAAGATAAAAACTGCTCAAATTGAAAACTTAGTAGTTGGTGGCAATGTTACTATGGGATCTAATGCTGTTATATCATGGGGTCAAGTCAGTAGCAAACCTTTCATACCAGACGATTATTATATCACTACTATTACTGAAGATACCATAAGAACTACAAATATATATGCTAGATACTTGGAAGTTGGAGCTGCTAACATTAGAGGGGTTCTCTCGGCAGATCAAATTACCACAAATATATCTCAAGTTAATAGATATTTAGATATTGGAAATAACTTTGACAGAGATACTTATATACGATTTGGTGGAGGTCCTACAATTTCAGGATACTTTACAACTAGCGGCAATGCTGGTGCTTATTTAGATATTAGTGCTAGTGTAGTTGATTTTATGGGGGCTACTGTAAAAGGGATGAACCTTGAAGGATATTTCCAATCATGGGGATCTGGATGGGGATATATAGATATCACAAGAAGTGGTATTGTTGTTAGAGATAGATATGGAGATGTTATGGGAAGTATTATGTATTCTTAGAGGAGGACTACAGATGAATAAAGAGATATTAAATAAAAATGTTGTGATAGAAAACAACTTAGTGGTAATTACTGAAAATATTAAAACTACTATGGATAGAAATCAGCTTGAATCAAAATTAAGAGATATTCAAATGCAAAAGATGAGGTTACAAGAGCAAAACTTAAGATTGGTGACTGAATATAATCAATTAGTTACAGAAGAAGCTGAAATTAATGATCTGATTGTGCAACTTAATTCTGAAGAAGGCATAAAAGAAATTTAGGGGCCATGGCCCCTAAAAAAGAATTAGGTAAAATTTAAAACTATTGAATTTATAAGTAAGGATGTGATTATATGAATGATGAAAATGCAATAAAAATAATGCAATCCCTTGGTTTAGATTATAACCCTGCTATTACTTCAACAGTGAAATTTGAAAAAGTTGTAGTAGATTTGAATAAAGAATTAGCCCAATTTAAAGCTAATGCCATGAAGTCTGCAAAGGATATTAATAATGTTTTTTCTTCTCAATTAGGTCAGGTGCTAGGTAATAAAAGCATAGTTGACCAATATGGTAATGCTTTTAAAACTGCTCAAGCTGAAGCTAATAAAATGAAGTACACCCTAAAAGACAATATAGAAATAATGAAACAAAGTACTCTTGAACAGATGAAGGCTCAAGCTGCATCTATTCAACATAGAGCATCTGCAAAAGGATTAAGCGAAGAATACTCTAAGCAAGCTGGTACTCTAAGAGAACAATTATCCGTAATTCAATCAAGACTACAAGCCGAAGGTAAATTATCTGCTGAGGAAGTTAAGCAAACACAACAGTTAAAAGAACAACTAGATATATTAAAGGCCCAAACTAGAACAGAAATTGCAGATCAAGGACCTAATATACTTGACTCAGAATATCAAAGAAGATCATCTTGGTTCCTTTCTGGCTCATTATTCTATGGTGCTATGAAAGGTGCAAAAGAGGCTATATCTACTATATCCGAAGTCGAAATGGGCATGGTTGAAATCTCAAGAGTTATGGAAGATGCAACCTTTGTATTTAAGGATTATAGAGATGAACTTTTACAGTTAGGTGTAGATTATGGACAGACTTTTGAAACCGTTCAAGATATAGCTTTAAGGTGGGCACAGGCTGGATATGGAGTCAGAGATAGCTTAGATAATACTAAAACTTCCCTATTGGCATTAAATACTGCTGAATTAGATGCTAAGAACTCTACAGAATCGTTAATAGGCATTATGGATCAATGGAAATTGACATCTGCCGATTTACCCCTTTTACTTGATAAAATTAATAAAATTGCTGATGACTACACTGTTTCATCACAAGATTTAATTGATGGGTTATTAAAATCTTCTGAGGTATCAAGAGATTTTGGTTTGACGTTAGACCAAAATATTGCTCTCTTAACTGTTATGCGTGAAGCTAGTGGAGCAACTGGAAAAGAGATAGGGAATGCTTTAAAATCAATACTTGTATTTACACAAAGAGATAAATCTATAGATGTTTTAAAAAGTCTTGGTATTTCATCTTTTACAGATGAATTGGAAACCAACTTTAGACCGGCATGGGAGATATTCCAAGATATATCTTCTAAATGGGATTCTGCTAGTAAAGATATCCAAGATGGGTTTGTAAAGGCCGCTGATGACGCTGGACTTTTAAGCGGTGAGATTACCGAGTTAATCGGAATGGGTGAAACTTGGACAGATGTTCAGAAAAGAGATATCGCACAAGGTGCAGCTGGTGCTTACAGGAGGAACTACTTTATTTCTTTAATAAAAAGATTAGCCGATGCACAAGGTGTTTTAAATAATATGATGGATGCAGCTGGATATTCCCAATCTGAAAATGCTCGTACCATGGATACTCTAGAAAAGAAATACCAATCATTAAAAACTTCTGCCGAACAATTAGCTGTTGCTTTAGGTGATGCGGGGCTTCTTGACATATTAAAAGATATAACAGATAAAGCTATAGATGTTACTCAAGGACTAACGGATATAGATGAAGAAGGAAGAGCTTTAATTATTACTGCATTAGAATTGTTAGCTGCTGTAAAAGCAATTAAATCTGTTGGTGGTATGTTTGGTGTAGATGCTACTCTAGGTGCCGCTATTAGTGTTTTACCTGGTTGGACTAAGTTACTAGCTATAATCCCTGCTGTAGCTGGTGCAATAGGTTTATATGCATACAACTTAAACAGTGCTACAGATGTAACTAATGGGCTTAGAGATAAACAAGAAGAATTAACAAAATCTTTCAATTCTCAAATTGAAGCGGCTAGGGAAACTGAAAAAAGCTTGTTGGAACAAGCTAAAACTTCCGAAACTTTAGCAAATAAATTGGTTGAATTAAATGAAAAAGAAAATATCAATATGTCTGAAAAGGCACAGTTAAAAGATATAGCCGATAAATTGAATACATCTTTCTCTAATTTAGGGTTAGAAATAGATGCTAATACTGGCAAGGTTATAGGCAATACTCAAGCTATATTTGATAATATTTCAGCTTTAAAACAACAAGCTATTGCACAAGGATATCAAACTAAAATGCAAGCTACTGCATCTGCCTATGTAGACCAAGAGTCGTTATTAGGGCAGACAAGAAATGAATTAGATATCGCGAAAGCTGAATTAAATTCATTAAAGTTGGAGAGCAATCAAGCATTACGTGAAATTGAGCAAACTAGAGCAAACGCAAGTAAAAATAGTTGGAGTAACGATACTTTAGGTAGAACTATAGTTGGAATAAATAAAAAATACGGTCTTACTAATATAGAACAACAAATTAAAGAACGTGAAAAACAAATTAATGCACTATATGGATTGGCAAGTGAACAAGAAAAATTATTAAGTGAATTAGATGCAGAATTATCTGATTGGGCTGATAAAGCTATTGAAACTTCATCCAATCTGTCGGATAGTAATAAGTATGTTCCGAATGTTAGAGAGGCTAAACCTACTTCAACCAAGTCGACCAAATCGAAGAAATATGAAAATGAAGCTCTGGCTAATGCATTAAAGATACTTGATTACAAAAAATATATTAATGAATTAACAATAGAAGATGAAATAGCTACTCTAAATCAAATTAAATCTAAGTATGTCATAACATCAGATGAGCTCATTGATATTAATAAAAGGATTTATTCTGCCGAAAAATCTCTAATAAATGAGCGACTAAAAAATTCAATTAACTGGATTAATGAGAAGAAAAATCTCAATGAACTTTCAGCTGAAGAAGAAATTGCAGCTTGGGAAAGGGTTAGAAAAAATCAAAGTAATAATATTGAAGCCGTAAAACAAGCTACTCTTAATCTATATAAGTTAAGAAATCAAGTTATTACAGACTCGTTTTCTAGGGAAGAAAACTCAATTAAACATCTAACTAAATTAGGCATCTTAAGTGTCGAGGAACAGATTAAAAAGTATCGTGAATTATATGAGGTTAAAGCTCCCACTCTGGCCGAGGAACAATCTAGGGTCGAGAATTTATTTGATTTATATAAAAAGCAAATTTCAGACCAACAAAGAACCATCAAAGAAGCTCACGACAAGAGGATTGAACAAATCGAGGAAGAAGCTAAAAAGAAGAAATCTATACATGAAGATGAAATTAAAGCCATTGAAAAAGAGTTAGAACTTCTTAATAGACAGGAAGATGAATATGACCACGATAAAAAAATGGCTGACCTTAAAGAACAATTAGCCTACTGGCAAGTTAGAACATCTGAAGATGCTAGAAAGAAAGTTTCTGAACTCTTAAAACAGATTGATGAAGCTGAACACAAAAGAGAAGTTGACCTTAAAAAGCAATCTCTTGAAGATAAGAAAAAGGTACTACAAGATGAGGTTAAGTCTGTTGAGGATACTGCTAGAGAGGAACGAGAAAAACTTGATAAATCCTATAAACAAATAGAGATAGCTTTTGATGAACATAGTATTAATCTTATTGCCTTAGCTTCTACTATGTCAAAAGGTATGTTTGAGGAATTTCAAAAGAATTATCTTATTCCTTTGGAAAATGCTTTGAGAAATGCTGATTATGGATCTGTTGACAATATTTTAGGTGGAGTCGATGACTTTGCCAAAGATGCTTATGACAAGACTTATAATTCAAATAATGCCCAAATATATAGGCTTGCAAGTTCTATTGTAGACTTAAAAAAACAGTATGAATATGGTGGCGATAAAAGTGCAGCTCAAAGAGCTGTATCACTCTATGATGAACTTACTAGATTTAAACCTAATGTTGCTGATAGCCTCCATAGAATGAATTATATGCAAGCACAAGAATACGTTAAAAACCTTCCTAAAATGCACAAAGGTGGCAAATCACTATCTTATGGTGCCGTTGAAATGATGCCTGGGGAGTTAGCCTTCCCTCCTGATTTATCGACTAAACTTGAGTCTTTAATTGAAGTACTTTATGCAAGACCTATAAGTCAATCTTCTTCTAAATCATTTGCTAATAATAGAAAAGAAATTAAAATTGACAAGTTATTGAATATTGAAAGAAATTATATGGAAGATGATGTTGACAGTAGTATATTAGCGAGAGAATTACAAAGACAATTATCTTCTATTATGTAAATGAAATCAATAAAGGTGTAAAATCATAAAAGATTTAGTTTTCTACCTTTACTAAAACAAATTGCTTAGAAAGATGTAAAATATTTTTAACTTGATAAGATAATTAATTAACAGGGTTCATCGCTGATATGTGTGAGCCTTGTTTTTATATGCCTAATTTTGGGGAAATATGATATAGTAGTATTGAAAAGGTGAAAAGGTGAAAAGGGGGAAGTATATTGAAAATTGAATTAAATGAAAATATCTTATCAGAAGAAGATAAAAATGTACTTGTAAACTTTCGGAGATATAGGGATTACAATACAATAAGACGAAATCTAAGAGAAGCATATGATCTGATAGACTCTATTATAGAATTAGAGAATAATATTTCAAAGGAATATATGTTATCAGAATATCAGGCCGAAATTATTTCAGCAAAAATAAGCTTTCATTATTTAATTGTATTATATGCAAGGTGGTTTAATGCAACAAAAGGTAAATCCTCATTGCAAAAAAGTAAATTTTTCAAAGGTGATACAGAATATTTATTAGAAACACATGATTATATTATGCAATTAAGAAATCAATATATAGCTCACAATGAAAAAGATTTACTTGGTGGAGATAAAGTATTTCTTCATGTAGATAGTATGGATAATATAACGGTAAGTAGTGATTGGAAAGAACAGGTGATTGCTAATAGGCAAACTCTAGAGAAAATTAAAAAGTGTATTGAAGTTGTTCATAATATAATTGATGCTGAGGAAATTCCCAAGTATGAATCTTCTTTAAAAGAAGGACTAATAGAAAAAAAGGTAGTTGGTAAATTAGTAAAAAATAATATAAATAATTAAATTTAAAAGTATATGTCTCAAATACCGTATTATTCAGAAATGGATTTTACGGTGTTTTCTATTTCGTAGTTTAGGCACTTTGTGATATATGGCAAGAAATTAAGTGAGTTTTGTTTTTATATGATATATTATAAATTAATATGGTATAATTTGGGTAAAAGATTGGGAAGTAGAAAATAGGGGGAAATGCTATGGAAGATAAGAAAGAACTTGGGAAAAGTCCAAATTTAGATAAAGCATTAGGCATACAATCTAAATTATGCATAAGTGAAATTGATAAGATGAAGAAAAATTTTTTGGCGATTGAAAATATGGGGTTGAGATATGATAAGGTGTTTAATACTGGAATTAATAAGGCAATTAAAAATGCTATGATGGTTGAAAATATTGGGAAAAGATACGCTAGGATATTTGATAGTGAGATTTTAGATTTTACTCGAACATCTATTGAAATGACAAAAAATATTCAAAATTATTATCAGGATAGCATCAATAGATTATCTATTCAAACTTTTAAAGGCATTCAAGATAGTTATCAAGGCAACATTAATAATATGATGAGAGGGTTGCAAAATACATACAAAAGACAGATAGAACAACTTGTAGCTCCAATGAAAGTTTGGCAATCTAATATGGAACTAATGTCAAATGATTTTTTGAAAAGTTATAATAGTATAGTTACAGAGTCTATGAAGAGCCTTTCTTCAGTAATTACAGAGATTAATAAAAACATGGTAAATCTTTCTTCAATTATATCCTTTAATATAAATGAACTGATTCCTGAACTACCCAATGTAGGTACATTTGAATTTCATGAAGGATTGGAAGATGAAATAGATTTACAAGAAGTACAAGTCATAATTGATTCTAAAATAGAGGATATAAAGTTAACCATTCAAAAACAAAATGGTGATATTGTTTTTATTATAAATAAATTAATAGCGGTAATCAAGGAAAATAGTACTAAAGGTGGTTTAATGGAAAGTGTCGTTAGTGGAGTATTATCAAGCATTGTTATGATGTTTATAACATTTATATTTAATTCTGTTAGTCCTTATACTCCAGCTAACATAGATATTAAATACATGGTAGAATCTACTAAACAGATAGTTAGAACTATGGAGGTTGATAATAGTTTTTACAATGTAATTAGAATTGTTGTGAAAGATGGATTAGAAGTAAGGAGAACAAGCAGTATGAAAAGTGAAATAAAGTATTATCTAGGATTCGGAGATTTAGTTAAAATTGAGCATAAAAATAGGAATTGGACTAAAATAAGCTATACTAATTTATATACGGATGAAAGAGAAATAGGATGGGTGCTTACAAGATATACTAAGAGACTTGATTAAAAATAAATGAAAGTAAATAATTATCCACATTAAAACTAGAAGGAGGATTAAGGATGATATTAAATGAATTTAAGAAGGATATATATTCTATAAAAGATGATTTAGCAATGAGTTTAATAAAAGCAAGGCAGTGTATAGATGTAGATGAATTGCAAGAATTTGAACTTGCCTATAATAAAGTTTTAGAATTATTGGAGAAAGCAAAGATTGAAAATAAAAAAATTATATTAGAATTGGAATCCTTAGCAAACTTTATAAAAATATGTGCACATTTTAATTACCCGCCATACTATACTATTACATTGGAACAAATGAAGCAGATCTCAGATATGTATTCGGATTTTGAAAAGGATAAACTAAGTATTGAAGAAAGGGTGGACAATTTTTTTCTTGAAAAATGTGATGTAGCTTATATTAGAGACAAGTTGTACTTGAAGTGGAAAAATGGAAATAAATTGAGCAAACGACTTAAAATTTTAGATGAATCGATTCAATGTTTCGAAAAAGGGTTTTATGCTGCCGCTATTCCACTTTTATTTTCTCAATTAGAAGGAATGATAGCTGATGTAAAGCATACTAAAGGAAAAATGACTGGTAGAGATTTAAAAGGCTATATAAATAGTGCATTCAATACGGATTTATCTGGAGATATTTCTTTTGAAGATTTTTTAAGAAAAATGTATGAAGAAGAAATAATGGTAGGATTTAAGCATAAAGAAGAATTAAATTCAAATTTTGGGAGACATGCAATTATGCATGGTAGGGATGTTGACTATGGAACTCAACAGAATTATATAAAGTTAATTTTATTCTTTGATTCTGTATATGAAAGATTAATTGGATCTGTTCAACGTAAAAATTGGAGTTCTAAGAATGAGGAAGGGATAAAATAAATTGATAGATATATTATATGATGGAAAATATAAAGTAAACATTGAAAAAGAAGGGATAATCCCTTCTTTTTCAATTTATTATTGTTTATATAAGTCATAGTTATGGTATAATTTGGGTAAAGGGCTGAGGAGGGTACGGGAATGGAAGATACGAAGATGAGCAATTATGATAGTGCTTTTATTAAAAAGATGGCATATTATGCAATCAATACTTATTATGATGAATTAAATATTAAACCTATAGATGTAGAAGTAGAATTTACAGATGATTTATATAAAAGGAGATTAGAGTTAGCCATCAATGAAAAAGATATAGCCGATGTTGAAAAAGGAAAAAGTTTTATATCAGGGCTTAATGGGACATTAGTTTTACCCGCTACTTTAAATGAGAAACCTTATATCCTTATTTCAAATAGTACAATAGATGATAGTATGCTGTTTATTAGTACTTTAATCCATGAATTAACTCATATACATGATTTTTATGATTTCGCAAAGTATCATAATATCGAACATTTAAGTCAAATGGAAGAAGTTAATGACTTTAGGGATCTATATTTTTGGACCGAATTTCATGCTAGAAGAAAAGGATATTACTTTTATAGAAAAATAATAAAAGGATTTATTCAAGATAGCAAAACTAAAGAGGAAGAAGCCCAATATATAATGGATATAGAGTGCCCACATCATTTTAAAAATTTAAAAGAAGAATTAATAAATAATCAAAATAATCCAATACAATTTTTATATAGTATTATGCAATTTTTAGGCAGATATTCGGTTTGGCAAGATTTATTTCCAGATGAGTTTAATACAGAAACGCTACCAAGAGAATTAATAAATGCTTTTGAACATAGAATTATTGATATGTGTAATTTTTTATATAATCATTCTAATTTTGAAAATATAAAAGATAAATTTCCTGAATTAAGATTAAAACTAGATTCATTCGTTATTTGGGAAAGCTAAGGAGAAATAATATGTTTGAAATTAAAAATAATGTGCATGAAGGTGACAAACGAGATAAGATAAATAAAGCCTTGCATAGTTTAGTTGAGAAACTTAGCAGTAACTTAGATATTTCAACATTAAAAGAGATGATAATTCCAGATGATTTAGTAAAAGAAGTAATGGAATTTCAAAATTCTAAAGGACTAAAAGTAGAAATAACGAATAATGAGCATGCAGTAGCTTGTGCTAAAACTATAGCTTTCTTTGCTAACAATCAATTAAAGAATGTTATATTTGTTCATAAAAATATTATAAACAGCTTATTCGATCAGGAGCTATCTAAGAGTTCTATTAATATAATACATCACGAATTATGTCATATACATGATAATCATATAAATTACAAATATTTTGAAAATAGATTTTTAGGGAAATACATAGGAGATATCTCAGAAGTATCTACAAGTCATGCTCATGTCCTGTTTAGTGAATATGTAGCAGAATGTTTATCTGCAGCTACAAAAGATTATGCTAAATCTTTAAATGATAGTCTTAATCTATTGAATAGGATGATAAAAAGTAATAAAAGTTATATTGATAAATATCTTTACCAGTATCGTAATGATAATAATGCTATAGAATATTTTAAAAACATTCAAATACACTCTTTTGAATTACTAAGAGTAATGACTGATATTTGTTCATTATTAAACCAAACAGAAGATTTAAAAAGTCTTGAATTATTAATGACTATGGTTGATGAGGTATGTAAGCTACAAAAGTTTTATACAGTGTTTTCTCAGTTAGGTTCTGAGTTAAAATTTCTATATAGTAAATACCCATTAAAGAAGATTGAAGATTATGAAGAGTTAGCAAATATTGTGGAGATTTGCTGGAAATTAATGCATCTAGAGATTATTTCGGATGCCCATGGTATAGTATTAAAAATAGATTAGTGTTAGAGTTAAATAATTAAGGAGAGAGCAAATGAATAAATCAATAGAAGTAAAATCGTTAAATGAGTACTTAAAAATTATTGAGCCATTCAAAGGGACTAGTTATTTTAGAGGTCAGTTAGCTAAGTACAAGAAAATTATCCCCAGCTTATTTAGAGATGAGGGATTAATGAAATATGAATATTTAATGATACAAGAATTAAAAAGTCAATATCGAAGTGAGTTTGATAAAAATGATATGGTTAATTTGTTTAAAATGCAACATTATGGACTTCCTACAAGAATATTAGATATTACTTCAAGTCCAATAATAGCTTTATTTTTTGCTGTTTCCAAAATCAACAATGAAGATACTAATGTATTTATTATTAATGGATTAGAAAAAGTGGGGATAGAAGATATATCAACTCAGGCAATTTCTTATCTTTCTACTATAGATGTAAATAAATTAGATGAATTTCTTATAAAATATAATGAAAAATATGAAACTGATTTAACATCGGATGAACTAAAAAGTGCTTTAGAAAAAAATATAGTAATCAATGATTCTTATGCTATAAGCAATGAACGTGCATTTATACAGGATGGTATAAGTGTATTATTTGGATATGATGTTGAAGGTAATAATATTATTAGAAATAATAAAAGAACATTAGAATCAAAATATATAGAAAAAACCATCTCTATTCCTGTTGAATATAAAGGATTAATAAAATTAGAATTATATGAACGCTTAGGGGTTAATGATAGAACGATATTAGTAAGTTTAGAAAAGAAAGCAGAAATGATAAAAATAGATAATGAATATTTAGCAGAAGACAAAATAGTTACTGATTATAAGGTGAAGGTGGATGAGGAGAAGTACAATTATAAAACGAGGAAAATTTTCATAGATATTGACTTAAAAAGAGTTCGCACAAAGTCTGAAATCAGGTTAATCATTAAAAAGGAATACGATAATATTTTAAGGAAATATAAAGAAGCTCAGCATATATATGGTTATGTATATGTCAATGAAATTGATTTGAGAAGAACAAATTTTAATTGCCAAGTATATTGGTTTAAAGATAAGAACATGACAAGGGAATATAATGATAGAATAGACGATATATTAATAAAGTGGAAATTTGATACAGATTCTTGGAGAATTAAAAATAAAAGTGCAGAAATTTCAGCTGATTTAATAATAAGTAAAACTGAACCATTAATAAATAAAATAATAGAGATTTATAAGGATTTTGATAAATATATATGTAGTGTCAAAAATGAGTATGATATTCATGAGATAAAAGAATATAAAGCAAAGATAGATAAAATTATAAGCGGAGGGCTTGCTGAAATAGCTTATGGTTCTAGTGATATAGATGAGTATTATAATTTAAGTGGGGAATTAGCAGATTATATAAGTTACTTTATACAACAGTTTTTAGACAATGCATTATTGCCAAGAAAAGAATATGCATTAGAAAAATATATAGAATCAAGGCAAGATTTGATAAGTAGAATTAATGAAGATTCTTATAAGTTAAAAGGGATGACAGAGAGAATAAATAATATAGATTAATCTTTTATCCAAGAACTAGATAACTTAAAGAAGGATTTCCAAGACATTTATAGAATATATCTCTAAAGGGGGTGTATCGCAGATGGAAGATAAATTATTAAAAGGATATACTTTGAGTGAAGAAAAGCCTTTTCTATGGGATTATGATGGAGAGAAGATTTTTATTTCTAAAATTTTTATTTCAAAAAATGATAAGAATGGAAAAGAGCATACGTTTGATTTTACTAATGCTCAAATTGATGGGTTGCTATTATATATTAAGAAGAAAGGTAGAGTACCATTAGGCAATAGTGTTAGTAAGGTTAAAGATGGAACTGAGAAAGATGGTATAGGAAGTTATCTATACAATAATATTAAACAAGATACTACATTTCAACAAACTTCTAGCCAACTAGTATCAATTTGGTGTGATATAGGTGTATTGCATTATAACAATAGGAAAAAAGGCATGGAATTTTGGATTAATGATATGAATTGGAGAGAAATGCTATTAGATTTTATAGCAAATAAAATTAATTTAGTTGAGGAAACTTAAAATAAGTATTATAGATTGGATATTTCTATGTTTAGGGAGGTAGGATAAATGACAGTAAATGAACTTGGTAATATTTTAAAATCTATGTATGATAATGCTCCAAGAGGAGAGCAATCAGTAATGATACATCTATTTGGTATAGAATATGCAAATGAAATAAAGGAAAATAACTATACACCAAAAAATATTCTTAAAAGTGCTGGTATGCCTGAGTCATATCAAGCGGAAATAAATAAAGGAATAAAATTATCAAAGTATGTTGTTGCTAAATAAAGGCATATATTTTTACTAATATTTTAAGAACAAAGTTCACCTAGGATATAGGTGAGCCTTTTTATATTACATATCATGGACAAGTATGGTATAATTTGGGTAAAAGAAATAGGGGGGGTTATATGTCTGAAATTAAAATTGATAGACTAGAAATTGATGAAAATGTGTCTTTAAGTGTTTATAATGAAAGCATTTCAATAAATATAAAAGGTTTACGTAAGTTAGCCTTTGTCAATTATACTAAAGAACTACTTGAAATGGTGAAAAAAGCTAGATTTCGAATCCCTAAAACTCCAAAAGCTATTGAAGATTATAAATATCTTTATTCAAATGAGTATAAAAAATACCTTCATCATATGGTATTTGATTATTATTTTGGTGAATATATAAGCAGAAAACTTAATGAACAAGGATATATTATTGAGCACTTAGATAACGATGGATTTAACTGTGATATTTCAAATTTATTTGTTTTAAAAAAAGTTAAAAATACATACAAGGGATGGCATTTTGACAAGGAAAGTAAAGAAGCATTGCCGATCATAGCATTGAAAATTTATCATATAATAGAAAATAAAACCTTTCAGGTCACGATTTTTTTCAACAAAACATTTACTAATGTTATTTCTAATAAGATAGTAGATAGTATAAGACTTTTGTATGATTATAATTATGAGATTGTATTACAAGATGCAGAACAAATTCTTGAGTCTATAGTAAACACGGGTTGTATAAATATAGACCAATGGAAAAAGCTTTATCGGTTCAATGATATAGAAATAAAATATGCACCAGAAATAGAACTTACAGAAGAAGAGAAGAAACAAGAATATGGAAGCCTTATATTTCGAGATGGTAAAGCTCATCTATTAATAGGACAGTCAGAAGAATCTGTAGGGTTAATTAATTCTATTCATTATAGAAAAGATTGGGATATAAAGTAACCGTTTTAAATGGAAATTTCACCTAGAAATAAAGGGGGATTAGATTGAGAGAAATCTTATATGATGGTAAACATCAAGTGACTATAGAAGAAGTATTAGAAAAGATAAATTATTACTTAAATCTATCAGAAGAAGGACAAACTGTTTATGAAAAAGATAAAAAGAAAGCACTAGAAATGGCAAAAGACATACGGCAAAGTTTAGAAAAGGAATATAAGAACAATAATTTAAAGCGAATAGAAGATATATACGAAACAAATAGCTACTTTTATGATTATTCTGGAGCAGTGCATGAAGCGGTTGCCTCTATTGTAGGCAGGTTGACATATAGCAATCTTTTTTCTTTTCTATACGATGTATCTGACTATATGAAATATGCTAGAAGTGGTCTAGAGAGAAGATTAAACGCTGACGAAAATAGTTAAAGGGGGAGTATTTTTGAGAAATCCAGATTTAGAAAGTGTAGCTTTAGAAGTAAAATGGAGAGGAGGATTTTCGGATAGAAATGATTATTTTCCAATCAGTGCAGATATTCAGATAGAATCCCTTGATGATAGGGTAAGGACGAGAATATATAATTATTTTATGGAGAATTATAGAACAAAAATTGAGAATAGTTCTAGTCGCAGAGAAGGATTTATTAACCTTTTTTTACAAGAGTTTTATTTAACAGATTATGTTTATGATTCAAATTATTATGGGAGTAAAGCAGAAACAACTTTCTTTGACGCTATAGAAGATACAATATATAAAGATCATTGGTCTAATGTTTTTACACTTATTGAGTTCTGGGCTAAAATAACTCTGTGTGAAATGAAATTTAACTATGATGATTTTAAGAATACTATAAATGCGATATTGGAAATAGAATTTGTAGGTTATAGATTAATTGATAATTATATTATTCCAATATCAGATAAAATTGAAATAGAGTCAATAGAGAAAAGTTCAAATATTCCTTATAATGAAGTGAAAAAGCACATAAGTAAAGCACTAGAAAAATTATCAGATAGGGAAAGTCCAGACTATGAAAACTCAATAAAAGAAAGCATAAGTTCTGTAGAAGCTATGGCTAAAATAATAACTACTAATAATAAGGCAACTCTTGGAGATGCTTTGAAAAAATTAGAAGAAAAAGGAGTAAATATCCATCCAGCACTTAAGAAGGCTTTTTCAAATTTATATGGATATACTAGTGATGAATCTGGAATAAGGCATTCTTTAGATATAGGTGGAGTAGACTCTACATTTGAAGAAGCTAAATTTATGTTAGTTGCATGTTCAGCTTTTAATAATTATTTATTAAGTAATTCAAAATAAAGAAAGATTAAAAACATTTGTAGAATATATCTCCTACTTAAAATTCCACACAAACTAAAATAAAGGTCAGCTCATGCTGGCTTTTTTGCATGGGATAAAAAGCTTGTCGAAATTTGCGATAAATAAATAGAGGATTTTGAGGTTTTATGTAGAAGTAAGTAAGAAAAGGGGGCAATGTAATTGGATAAGATTATTGATTTTTATAAGATATCTAGTTCTATAAAAGAATCGCCAATCAATTTAATAAACTATTTATTTACTTCTGGAATTATATTATCTCTAGTAACGCATTTTTTTTATAAATCAAATGTAAAGTGGAAACATAGACAAGTAATAGTATCAGATGATGTTGCAAAATTACTTCGTTCTTTCATAAAAGTTACACTAGCTGTACCTGTAATAGCTTTTTCTTTTCTATGGATAGTATCAAATTCTAAGGTAAATATTACTGCATTAAATTTTATTTTAATTTTGGTTATTGTTTTGGGTATATTAATGATTTATTTTTATATACGGACTACAAGAAAAAGATATGGAATTAACATGGTGAATAAGAAGTGGAAAAAATTTATAAGATTTGTCTTTCGATATTTTTTGGTCGTAGTATTGATAATAATATCAATTATTTTCAATCTATTATTAATTGTAATTTTAACATTGCTTATAACTGATTATGCATATGTCAAAGAAGAATTTACAGAATTTATTACTGCTACTATTGCATTGTATATTTATGGTCCTTATATAATTTGGGCGATTATATTTTCTCACGAAGAGAGATTAAAGAAAGAAATAAAATCTGTAGGAATCTTTTATAGTCAGAATGGCAAAGTTGTAACAGATTTAAATATTAGATTTGAAGATTTCGATATTGATAAAAATTATATATCTTTCTATTCAGATACTAAAAAAAGTAAAAAAATAATACAAACAAAAGATTTACTCAGAATTGAATATTATTATAACGACTAAATTCTAGAGATATAGAAAGATTGCTCCAAGTAGATATCCTATATGGTCAGAATAGAAGCCAGTTTCATACTGGTTTTTTCTTTACCTATGCATATGGAAATATTTGGAATATTTTATTGATAAAACTTTATTCTTAGGGTAAAATTATGGCAAGGGGGAGGGATTAAGTGAAAACGGTCATTGCTTTACTTGCTCTATTAATTTTACTGACTTCATGTTCATCCGAGAATGATGAGTTTACATTTGATATTGCAAACGAATACACTGAAGAAGAATTGCAAGAAATAAAAGAAGCTGTTGAAAGCATAAATGAACGAAGAAATGAGTTTGTTAAGATAATAGGAGAGGCATTAAATGTTCCAGAATTACCTATAATGTCCGAAAAGGTATATTTTAACTCTGATAATGATTTAATTATTGAAGTCAATGGTGAATGGTTAGTTCTTGACGAAAGTTTAAGAAAGGATATGATTTATGCATTGGAAGAGGTATTAAAGCAAAATAAAATTCTTGTTAATTCAAGTGGATATGTTCAGTTTTTTAGCACCTCTGGACAATCATTAGAATCTTTTTATGTAGACTGA